CCGAAGTTCTTTGGTTCTTTTAGGGATATGGTTATGCAGAAGATTACAACCTTCAAATGGGTTCCTAAGAATTCATCAGAACGTACGATTCATGAAGTGCTACAACCAGCAATACGTTTTACAAAGGAAGAATGTCTAGACTTACCAGATATGACGTACACGACAAGGGAAGTTCCATTAACACCCCAGCAACAAAAGTATTACGATAAGATTAGAAAAGATATGCTTGTAGTAGCCGCTGGTGAGGAAATTACAACAGTCAATGCCGCCGCAAACTTGAATAAATTACTCCAGCTTTCATGTGGTGCAGTCTATTCGGATACTGGAGAAGTTGTAGCGTTTGATGCTAAGAGTCGTATGAGTGCGTTGCTAGAAGTTATTGATGAGGCAAGCCATAAAGTTATTGTGTTTGCACCGTTCCGCCATGCAATTGATATCATCGCAGAGGAATTAAAAGCGCAAGGTATACCAGCCGAAACTATACATGGTGGTATTTCCGCAACACGTCGTACAGAAATATTTGCTAAGTTTCAGACTGAGGAAAACCCTAAGGTTTTAGTGATTCAACCACAAGCCGCCGCACATGGAGTAACCCTTCATGCCGCTAACGTAGTAGTGTGGTGGGGTCCGATTACCTCTATTGAAACCTACCTACAAGCCAATGCCCGTGTGCATAGAGCGGGACAACGCAACCCATGTACCGTGGTGCACATTCAAGGAAGCCCCGTTGAGAAGCGTGTCTATAAGATGTTAACAGAAAAAGTAGATATACACACGAGATTAATTGATTTGTATAAAAACATCGTTGAGGAGTAAACTTTACAAAGTAAAATTATGTGGTATGATTTAGTTATAAATAAAAGGAGAGTGTAATGAGTGCAGATATTACTGCTGGGAAACTAGCAAAAGTATATGTCAAGATTCGTGAGAAACGATTGGCATTAGAAAAAGAAGTGCAGGCTTTACAAGAACAACAGGATATGATATCCGCCGAGTTACTTGACCTGTGCAAAGAACAAGATGTGCAAACTATGAAGACTGAGTTTGGTACAATTTCCCGCCGTACTACGAAAAACTATTGGACTAGTGATTGGCATGAAATGTATAGCTTCATTAAAGAACACGATGCGTTTGCCCTATTGCAACAACGCATTAACAACACAAATATGAAACAGTTTCTAGAAGAAAACCCCGACCTACATCCGCCGGGGCTAAATGCGGAAGTAAAACAAACAGTAACAATTGTTAAACGATAAGGAGAAGTGCAAATGAGTAATGAATTAGCTATGTTGGGCGGTGGTCTACCATCCTACCTCAAGGAATTAGACTTAGACGATACAACGAAATCGTTAATGGGCGGTGGCGGTACGGGTATGAAACGTATCTCCATCAAAGGCGGTGTATGGCGCATGATGGTTAACGGCAAAGAAGTTGCTAAGAATGAAGAGCGTGCTATGAATGTGGTGGTTGTTGCCGCCGCTCCTAAAGTATCTCGTACATTCTATGCTGGCTCTTTCCAAGAAGGCGAAGTAAAAGCACCTGATTGCTGGTCAGCAGATGGTGAAGTACCTGATGCAAAAGCTAAAGACCCACAATCTAAGCGTTGTGTAGATTGCGCTATGAACGCTAAAGGCTCAGGTCAAGGTGATTCCCGTGCTTGCCGTTTTAGCCAACGTCTTGCAGTAGTATTAGCAAATGATATCGGTGGAGAAGTTATGCAGTTAACCCTTCCATCATCTTCTATCTTTGGTGCTGGTGAAGCTGGTAAATGGCCTCTCCAAACTTATGCCAAGATGATTGGTTCTAAAGGTGTTCCTATTACTGCGGTAGTTACAGAGATGCGTTTTGATACAGAAGCCGCTACTCCTAAGATTACATTCAAGCCAGTTCGTGTATTGGATTCTGATGAGCACAATGCGGCAATTAGTGCGGGTCGTTCACCTGATGCTATCAAGGCTATTACTATGACTGTATCTGAAACTGATAAACCTAAACTCGAAGCCCCAGCTAAGGCTAAAGTAGAGAAGGCTCCAGCAGTTGAAGAAGCAGAACCAGTTAAGCGTACTGCTAAAAAGGATGAAGAGCCAGCCCCTAAGAAAGATATTTCTAAACTACTAAGCGAGTGGGACGATGCCTAAAGGTTACTCAATCCACATGGCAGATGAAATCAAGTCTGCCAACGGCGAACTACTCGGAGTTAAGCTTGGAAGAATATGTTTATCTAAGGATATACCCGTAGCTGATGTGGCAGAGTTCTTTGATGTTAGTAGAATGTCTGTCTACTCTTGGTTTCGTGGAAAAGTCCATGTATCAGGTAAGCATGTTGAAAAGATGGAGAAGTTAATTAGGAAGTTGCAGTAAGTTTTTACCGGAGGGGGGCTAGGTTAGCTACCGAAGAGGATACGTGCCGTAGTATCCCTGCCCAACCTTTTATAATAATATTCGGCGCAAACAAGGACGGCTATGCTTTCGAGGACAGATTTTCTCGCATTGGTATTACCACCCCTACAAGAAGGGGAAACATATTGCAGTTGGGGCAATAGTGCTCTCGACAAAACAAAATTTGAGCAGAAGTTTGTTTCAAGTATTGAAGAGTTATGTGCTGTATCCGATGGGTTACAGGCTAAGAATTACAACGCTTTCTTTGGTGTGGCTAAGTATGGTTCTGCTGACCAAGGACGCTATGCGACTAATGCATTGGCTCTTAAGTCTTTCTTTATTGATTTGGATTGCGGTGAAGGAAAACCATATGCTGATTTATCAGCGGGTATGGAAGCTACTAAATTATTTTGCAAAGCAACAGGATTGCCAAGACCTACAATCGTTAAGTCTGGTCGTGGTGCGCATCTAGATTGGATCCTAGAGAAAGAACTTGATAGGAAAGATTGGAAGCCCTACGCCGAGCGTTTAAAAGAGTTGTGTACTGAGCATGGGTATGAAGTAGATATGGCTGTGCCAGCCGATCCAGCCCGTATTCTGAGGATGCCTGAGTCCCTGCATTTAAAGGACATTAATAACCCGATTCCAGTAGAAGTGCTCCATGTAGCACCAGTAATCCCAATGGCTGATTTGGAGGGCATTTTAGCCCCTTCTGACGACATTATGAAGATGCTGGATAAGGCGGAATTTAAGCGCCCTATGGATGCCATGACACTAGCCCTGATGGGCGCTAGTCAGTCTAGATTTAAGACAATTATGCTTAAGTCTATAGAAGGAAATGGATGCCGTCAACTCTTGCACATCTACGAAAATCAGGTAACAAGTGAGGAACCTCTTTGGAGAGGAGGACTTTCTATCGCCAATCAATGCGTGGATAGAGATACTGCAATTCATAACCTATCTAAGAAACACCACGAATACGATGCAGGGGAAACTGATAGAAAAGCTGGGGAAACAAAAGGTCCTTATACCTGTGAGACTTTTAAGAAGCTAAACCCTACTGGCTGTGCTGGATGCGAACTTAAACTTACTTCTCCTATTCAATTAGGTAGGGAGATTATCGAAGCCCCCGAAGAAGAAACAGTAATGGATGTGGATAAAGTCACATTGGAACTCAAAAGCTACACGATTCCTAAGTATCCATTTCCATTCTTCCGTGGAAATAACGGGGGTATATGGGGCAACTTTAAGGATAAGTCTGGAGAAGATTATCAGGATTTGGTTTATCCGTATGATTTCTATGTAGTTAAACGTATGAATGACCCCGATACTGGAGAGACTTTGCTCTTTAGATTGCATTTACCTAAAGACGGTGTACGGGAATTTATTATGCCTTTGGCGGCAGTATTGGCTAAAGACCGATTCAGAGACACGATTGCTTCGCAGGGTATTGCAGTGCTTGGCAAAAAACAGGATGACTTAATGGCTTATGTAACTAAATGGGTAGAGGAACTTCAATTGACTTCGCAAGCAGAAAAAGCCCACAAACAGTTTGGCTGGGTAGAAGGCGAGAGTGGCATTATTATTGGCGATAGAGAAATACGTGCAGTTGAGACGGTATATAGTCCACCTTCCACGCCAACATTACCAATCGTTCCGTTGTTTCAACCTAAAGGAGACTTCCATGTATGGAAAGATGTTATTAATGCGTATAGCAGGGAAGGTATGGAAAATCGTGCTTTCGCCTTTTTTATGGGCTTTGGGTCTTTGCTTATGCGTTTTACTAACCTTGATGGTTTCTTGCTTAATTTGGTTAGCCGCGACTCTGGATCTGGAAAGACAACGGTTTTACACGCGATCAACTCGATCTACGGAAGACCAAAAGAACTCTTAATGTCACCTAAAGATACATACAACTTCCGTATGCAACGCTTGGGTACTATGCAGAGTTTGGCTTCTACGATTGACGAGATTACTAATATGCCTCCTGAACAGATGTCTAATTTAGTTTATGACGTTACATCAGGTAAAGGTAAGAACCGTATGAAGTCTCAAGAAAATGCGGAACGTCTTAACCATACTAAGTGGGCGCTAGGTCTTATCGCTTCATCTAATAGGTCCGTAACTGATTCGCTGTTATCTATAAAGAGCTTTCCAGAAGGTGAGTTAATGCGTATCTTGGAATGTCAGGTTAAGCCTGATCCTCAGAACGACCCTACATGGTCTAAGCAACACTTTGGTAGATTGATGAATAACTATGGTCATGCTATTGAGCCGTATGCACAAGCCTTGGTAGGTCAACTGCCTATGGTTCTAGCTAAGATGGCAGAGATACAGGAGCGTGTAGACAGGGAAGCACAGATTAAAAGTACTGAGCGGTATTGGTCAGCTATGGCAACTATTGCGATTACTGGTGGCACGATTGCTAAAACTCTAGGGTTGCACAATATTGCTATTCAGCCAGTATTTGACTATGCGATTAATCTTATTAAGGAAACCCGCTTACGCAACAGCGAGTATATGTTTGATAATGAAGAGTATCTAGGTGGATTCTTACAACGTCACTTTAATGAGATTCTTGTTATTAATGGTAATAAGGATAGCCGCAGTGGGTTAGAGCATGGTCCGATTAAAGAACCACGAGGTGCTTTGACTGCACGGTATGAACCTGATACTAAGATGCTCTATGTAGTAGTTAAGAGTTTCCGTGATGACTGCGCTAAGAACTTTGCTAACTTTGAGGAGTCTTTAGGAAGCTATCGTAGAAGTAAGGCTTTGCTTGGTACAAAGAAAAAACGTATGA